TGGTTTACAACGCGCATGATATACAGCAAGCTTGCGGCTTACGACATATGGCTTGCAAGATGGAGGTCGAACAAGCAGAAGCCCGAAGGATACGAGAGAGCCGCCATATGGCAGCACGACGTGTTAGGCTCCTCCGAAGATCTGAAAAAAGGATATGCTCACGCGGCGGGGAGCGTACCGGGCGTAACCGGACCCATCGATGTGAATTACGGATACTTTTCCATGCCAAACACGGGAGCAAAGAAAGAAGATCCCGTCAATAAAAAAGAGCCGGTACCGTCCGTTTCGGCATTCGCTGAAAAGTTTGAAAAAGGCGACAAAGTAAAGGTCATCAATGCGGTAAAAAAAGGGAACATAGCAAGAGGGAAAGCGTATGACGGTTCAGCGTTCCGCCTGTACTACGACGTATATGAAGTGTTCAGCTGCAAAGGTGACCGCGTTGTTATTGGAGTCGGCGCAGAAACCACCGCGGCAGTCAGTGTAAACGATCTTGAAAAGATTGATAAGTAAAATTTCCATTATGAGATTCTTGAAGAAAACGGTGCTGTTTTGCTTTGGGTATATCATCTTTTTCACAGCTGTTATGATATTCATATACTGCGTCAAGGATGATTACCCGGAACAGCTCTGTACGCTGACTTTTGCGTATTTCAGCATAGAAGCGGTTGTTTCGGCGGGAATCAAAGTGTTTGAAGTTTTAAGCAATAAAAAGCCAAAAGAAGAAGAGGAAGCAGACTACAACTTTATTCATACAGGAGAAGACAAATGATTGATATTACCGCCGTCATTGAAACAATTATCACTATTCTCGGGGTTGTCATAACCGCAGTGCTGATACCTTATATACGCAAAAAGACATCTATTGCTCAGCAGGAACAGATACAGTCGCTGATAAGCATTGCTGTTTTTGCGGCAGAACAGATATATAATACCTCCGGAGCAGGAGAAGAAAAAAAGGCATATGTGCTTAAGTTTCTGAATCAGCATAATATTACTTTCGATTCAGAAAAGATAGATGCCATGATAGAATCAACGGTGAAACTGCTGAATATTCAGCAGGGAGGGTAAGCCCATGCCGGGTAATCTGCTTTTTTCGGAAACCAGCTTGCCAAACGTAACCGGAGAAGATACAGCCTCAGACCTAAAAAACATCATGAACTATCTTTACATGCTGAGGGAAGAACTCCGGTACACCATGTCAAATATCGGAGTGGAAAACTTCAACGATACGGAATTGACCGATCTTGGGGCGCTTGTTACAAATGATCTCAGTATAACGGTTCAGTCAAACACCGCAAGCATAGCCGTCATATCCGCAAAAGCCGACGCCAACGAAGCGGCTATTGATCTTGCGGCGGCATATACCGGTCTTGATGAGGTGGTTTCTGTAACGTCGTGGCCTGCCGACCCTGACGAAACAAAAGTTTACCGGTACAACGGGAAATATTATAGATACAGCGGTACAGAGTGGGTAAACGACACATCCATTACGTCAGCGTCCCTGACGCTTGCCGCTATCAACGGACAGTCTTCCGCTTCTCTGATAGCAGACAGAATCAACTTTACCGGATTTACTACCTTTGCCACAACAGCGGGACTTTCAGATGGTACCACAACCGTCAACGGGGGATGCCTTTCCAACGAAACGGTAGAGACAACAAAGCTTAAATCAAAAACGGAAAGCAATATCAAGTCCCTTGATTTTTACGCAGGGGTAGATTTTACCGCCATGGATGAAACATCGTCGAGTTATTATCCCGATTCAAGAGATATCAAAGGTGCGTACAAAGTCAGATTTTCCAAAGATACCAGTCTTTCCGGAGGGCACGGGCAGGCAGGCAATACTTTGTCTGAGGTTGGGGCCGTTGCGTGGACAGACAGCAATCTCGATCTTCCGAACGGCAACAGTCTGTACGGGGGAATCCTTCTCAACAATGCCGCAGGGGGCAACACGTCTTTGCAGCTTGCATCAACATATGAGGTGGATGTAGCGTCAGGAACAGCATCCGGGGCAAGCGGAAACATTATCCTTTACTCCTATGGCACGGACAAAACGGACGGCTACGGCATCATGATATCAGCTTTAAACGGGATTGTGCTGTTCAAGCACGTCGACGGAGTTGAAACAACACTTGACTCATGGACATAAAGGAGAGGCATGACTACAAAAATTGTAAAGAGTGAATATATCGGCGGAAAAAGGGTTGAGACATCGGAAAGCGTGTACACGATCGGAGAAGATTACGCAAAACTTGGTCAGCTGTATTACGCCAAAGGGACAAAAATGATTATGAGAGATAATCCTCCGCCGAAGTCAGATGTAAAAGCCATCGAAAAAGATATAGAAGCCGTTGACAAAGAAATTTTAGAACAGATGGCAAGGATAAGCAGATATGAGACAGCCAACAGTAACGAATGACGCGATAGCCCGTCATACATCGCAGTCTTTCGGCGGATACGACATACGGGAATCGTCCGGGGAGCAAAGCGCCGCGGCCATGACCAATATGTCCTCTGACCAATATCCCGTCATGACGCCGCGAAAATACAGATATAAGACGTCGGTGCAGACTTCTTTGACTGCGTTCGGAGCATATGACAAAACGTTTTTAGTTGACGGGACATCGTTTTATTATGACGGCGTATCTCAGGGTACGGTGACCGCCGGTACAAAAGTGTTCGCCGCTCTCAACGCATATATCATTATTATGCCTGACAAGAAGTATTACAAGCCGGCGACGGACGAGTTCGGTTCGCTTGAAGCGTCGTGGACGGGCACTGTATCGTTTGCAGACGGGACGCTCTACGAAGAGCCTGCCACCGCGAACACGATTACGACATCGGGCACAGCGTTCCCTTTTTCCGCCGGCGACGCCATTGCGATATCGGGATGCACAACATACCCAAACAACAATCAGACATCCATTATACGCGAAATATCGGCGGACGCAAAATCGCTTTACTTTTATGAAAACATATTTGACGTCGGCGCGGAATCAGGGACCGTAACGCTGGCCCGCACCATTCCGGCTATGGATTATATCTGCGAATGCAGCAACCGCCTGTGGGGGTGCAAGGGCGACACCATTTACGCTTCCGCACTTGGCGACCCGACCAACTTCAATAAATTTGACGGCGTTGCAACCGATTCCTTTGCCGCAGACGTCGGAAGCCCGGGAGATTTTACGGGATGCTTCAGTTATCTCGGGTACCCGATATTTTTCAAGGAAGATTCTATATACAAGGTGTACGGTTCAAAGCCGTCCAACTTTGAAGCCATGAAATCTGCCACGCTTGGATGTGCTTCCGGTTCTCATTTATCCTTTGCCATAGCGGGGGAAGTGCTTTATTATCTTTCGAGAGCCGGAATCATGGCTTATACGGGAGGGATACCTGAAAACATATCAGGTCCTTTTGGCGGAGCAAGATACAAAAACGCGGTAGGCGGTTCGGACGGCATTAAGTATTACGTCTCCATGCAGGACAGCGCAGACGCGTGGCACCTGTTTGTGTTCGATCCGCGGTATGGTGTTTGGCACCGCGAAGACGCCACGCACGCCGTAGGATTCGGGTGGTACGCCAATCTTTATATGGCTCTCTCCGCTTCCGTATGGGTTATAGGAACGCCGTCCGCGCCTTCCGGTTCCACCGTGGAATCTTCCCTTGCGTGGAGTTATGAAACCGGAGACATAACAGAAAACGACGTTGCAAAAAAAGAGACAGTAAAGCTGATCGTTCGCTGCGAACTCGAAACGTCGTCGACGGTCAAAATAGAAATCCTCTATGACAGCGGTTCGGTATGGGTTACAGCCAAAGACCTCACTGCCGCCGTCAAGCAAAGCTATTATATACCTCTCCTTCCGCGCCGGTGCGACCACTACCGGCTAAAAATAAGCGGAACCGGGTATGCCATGATTTATTCCATCACAAGAGAAACGGCGCACGGAAGCGCATATTAAACAGGAGGTATATCAGATGGCGGCAACTTATCAGGACTTTACCAACGAAATGAATAAAGCCGGTCTCACGGAAGACCAGTTTTCGTCTTATGATCTGGAACTGGCAAAGAAAAATCCGGGTGCAGGTATTGAACTTGTATACGCAAAGAGAGACTATCTTGCGGCGGATACGGACAGCAAGCGCATTGCTGCAAACGCCACGGCCGAAAAGATACGGTCAGAGTCAGGAGGTTATACCGGCGGAAGTTTCGGCACGGAATATCATCCTACAGAAACGGGAATAACGAGCATGAACGACATTGCAACGCCGTCATCTTTCGCTTATTCGGAGCAGCAGCCGACTTACACCGCTCCGTCAGCATACAACAGCGCGTATACGGATACAGAATCAAGTCTTCTTGACAGTATGGTCAATTATGCCGACTACAAAAGAGACCCGTATACGAACCAGTATGCCGGCCAGCAGGCGGAACTTCTCAGCGGCGTCACGAACTTTAAATACGACCCGTCCACGGACCCGCTATACTCCGCTTACAAGAAGCAATACACACGGGAGGGGCAACGGTCCATGCAGGATACTCTTGGCTCCGTATCAGCCGCCACAGGCGGCATACCGTCTTCTTATGCAGTGTCGGCGGGGCAGCAGGCAAACGATTATTACATGGGACAGCTCGGAGACAAAATACCTGAGCTGAGTCAGCAGGCGTTTGCAAACGCGCAGAGCAAGCTTAACGCCGTCAATACGCAGGAGCAACTTGATTATTCAAAATACTGGGACGGCCAGAACTTTGACTATCAGGCTTACCTTGACGATTACGAACGTCTGAACAGCAATCTTTCCGCAGCCAACGCGCTTGATACGACGGCATACAATCAATACGCCACCGACCGCGATTACGGGCTCAACGAGTACAACACACTGCTCGGGCAGTACAACACCAACCGGAATTTCGGCTACGGGCAATATACAGATGAAATTGCAAATCAGCAGTATCTTGATACAACGGCATACGACAGGGCGGCGGCGGCGTCCTCTGCCGAAACCGCATCGCAGCAATACGCCGACACACTCGCACAGCAGGATTTTGAAAACCAGTATAAGATTGAAGCGCTTAACCAAACAGCCGAAAGCAACGAATACAACAATATGCTTTCGAGATGGAAAGCAACCGGTACAGCGGATTCCGCTACGGCAGATTATTTCGGTGTTGACGAAGGCGCCAAATACGGGGGAGCCGAATCGGAGCAGGACGTCGCAAAGAAGAAAGCTGAGATTGAATCCATTGTGGCGAATACCGCTCAGTCATATGCATCCGCCAATGCCAGCAATGCCGCCGCAGCTAAATATTATGCGGATATCAACGGAGATGACGGCACCGTATCCGACATTGACGCGGTGCTCAACGACACAAGCGCCGGAAACTGGACAAAATCCAATGTTGACGCCATTAAAGCTGAATTCGGTTACACGACAGATCAGGAAGTCATGGACAATCTCGGATGGGATGGAGTATATACAGACGGTACGGGAGGGGAAACCGCCGGTTCTTCAAGCTGGAAAGACGACTACGATCAGGACAGTTTGAACTCCGCCGCAAAATACGCAGGATTGGACCCTGAAACCATGACGGAATCCGACATCATGAACTTGATAGACGATACCGACAATTATTCGTCCAAAATTATCAACGGTAAAATTTATATAGCCAAAAAGACAAAGAACAGCGCCGGAGGGAGATAATGAGCAGATATTCCGAATTGAAGTCGCAGCTTGCGGCTCAGAAAACGGGTTCAGCTTTATCACGTTCAGCCGCCCTCAAAAAGCTTCTCGCTGAGCAGAAAGCCGCCGCCGCGAAAAAGAAAGCGTCCGTCACGGCGGCGATTACCGTAAAGCCGAATTACGCCCTTTCCAATAAAGGAACCAAGGAAGCCATAACCGCGCAGATCAACACGGCGGGGAAAATCACGTCTGCTAACGCGGCTTCCCCTTCAAAGAGCAATTTTGAAAAGAACCTTTTTTCATCAGCGGCGGCTTCCAACGAAAGGACCGCGCTGATTGAAGCCGCGCGCAAAAAGGCTCAGGCAAATGCCGCGGCTAAAAAGGCAGCGATTGCGGCAGAAAAAGCGGCGCAGGCGACGGCTGTTGCCAAAGCGGTAACGCCTAAAGTCAGCGACATCAACAGATCGGCGGCAAACGTTGACTACACGCCCGAAATAGCAGCATCGGAAGCGAATTACAAAGCGGAAAACCCCGTTATAGCAAAACCGAAGTTTAAAAATTACGCAGGCGGCGCTTCTCAGGTAGGAGCCGCGGCACTGGGCGGAATGGTTCAGTCTGCCGCCGCTCTTGCGGATGCCGCCAAAGCTTCCATTGCAAGTGAAGAAGACAACCCCGTTTTCAAGTATATTGACAACGCAAAAAAAATGTTGAAAACCATTGTCACAGGCAAGACAGCATATCCTGAAAGCAAGCAGATTACCGCGGAAGATTACGACACGGATAAAATACAAAAGTATTATCTCGGAGGCAACACCGTTCAGGATAAGGCGGAAACGTTTTCACAGAAATTAATGAGCAAGGCCATGAAGCTTGGAGACAAGCAGGTTTCAGACGGCCTGCTCAGCCTTGCGTCGTCCGCCGGATATATGATACCTTCTCAGATTGCAAACGCGATTATACCTTCAAGCGGTCTTGCTCTGCTCTTTGTGAGCGGATACTCGACAGGTAATAAACAGGCCGTCAAAGCAGGCGCTTCGCCGGAGGAAGCAAACGCATACGCTCTGCTGAACGGTCTGAACGACTCCGCCGTTGAACTTATTTCCGGAGGTCTTCTCGGGAAAGGGAAAGGCCTTGCAGACTCAGCCTTGAAAGCGGTCGGGCTTGATCTGACAAAATATATAACGAATCCTGCACTGAAAGCGACGGCCGATTATATTGTTTCTTCTCTTGGAGAAGGCGGAGAGGAAATTATACAGGGGCTGTTTGATACGGCGTTCCAGCGTATGACATACAACAAGGAGGCATCCGTTGATGCCGGCCAGCTTGCACAGGAAGGCCTTATCGGCGCGGCCATGGGAGGGCTTTACGGAGCCGCTGAGATACCGTCTAAGATTGCTTACAACAAGGCCGTAAACGCGTCAGGAGCAGATGAAACCTCACAGGTACAATTACCCGAAGGAAGCGAGATATCCGCTCAGGCAAAGCCCAGCGCCGCTCTGAAAGAATACTACGCCAACGAGCTGAACTCTCTTATGACAAAGACGAGAACAGGGGAAGAAGAATTCAAACTCCGCGAAATTAACCGCGCCGTAAACGAAACGGAGAAGACGGGCATTCTTTACGGAGCGCCGGAAGAAACCATAAAAACCGCGGCCAAACTTTCAAAAGCAAGCGGTATAGATATCGTCTTTTTCAAAAGCGAAGCGTACAACGGAACCATCAAAAACGGTTTTACCAAAGACGGCATCATATACATGAACGCAGAATCAAAGAGCCCTGCGTCTTGGATTTTTGCTCATGAGCTGTCAGACAACCTCGAAAAAACAAAAGCGTTTGAAAAGCTTAAAACGCTTGTCAAATCGCGCATAGACGATTATGACGCAAAAAAAGCCGGTCTTATATCCACCTACGAAAAAGCCGGTATTGCTCTCAGTTCTTCCGACGCCGACCGTGAACTTGTATCAAATTATGCAGGAGACAAAATGTTCACGGACGAAGAATCCATTTACAACGCTGTGCGTCAGGACAGAACCATAGGAGAAAAGATACGTGACTGGCTTTCTTCCATGATAAAGAAGCTTACCGGAAGCGATGAAGAGAAATTCCTTATCAAAGCGAGAAACCTCTATGTGAAAGCGCTGAATCAGGTAAGAACCGAATCTATGAAGGCGCAGGCATCCAGCATTGAAGCGGAAGAGGAAACCGGAAAAACGGTATACAGAGATGCTCTTGGAAGACCGGTTTCAAAAGCTACCATATCCATTTCAAGCGGAGACGTATTTAACAACGGACAGCGAAATTACCGTTTCAGCAGTGTAATAGACAGGAAGAAAATCCCTTACAACGGGTTTGGCGTTTATAATAAAGAGACAGAAAAAGAAGACGTAGACAGAATAGTTGCTCAGATGAACGACAACGGATGGGATGCAAAAATAAGTAAAAACGGATTTAATGAATCCGTCATTTCTCTGACGCACAGAGATACCCAACGCCTTATGGATGAAACAAAAAAAGCCGAAAATAATAAGTTCTCCAACGCAGAAAAAGGCTTTATCAGATTTGGAAAGCCCCCCGAAACAGGCAAATCAATAAATTTCAGAGACAATCAGCCCGAAGACGGCGTATCTGTGTTCCGAGCGGAGTTTGCCGGAGAAGAATACAGGATGAAACTTAACCCTATTTTGGAAGCGTCTTATCTCACTGTGATGAACCGCCCCGCGTATCGCGTATATGGAGAAGTCATAGGCTCAGGTTCCGACGGAGAACCCATCATGAAGGTTACAAAATCTGTAAAGCTTGGGGAAAAGAAAAAGGGCAGCACAGATAAGGTCAGTTATTCCATCAGCGACACCGAAGAGATTAAAGAAAGATTATCAAAAGATGTTAACTTTAAAAAGCTTGAAAAAGAGAACGCGGAGCTGAAAGAGCAGAACGAGGAGCAACGCAGGCAGTTCACGCTGACAAAGACTTTCGAACCGAATCCGTCCTCCGTCATGAGCTATGTCCGTCAGCTGAAAAAAGGTTATAACAGCACCGTTACAAATCAGGTTGTATTCGGAAAGATGAAAACCCTGTTTGAATATATGGCAAACGGAGACCCCGAAACCGGCATGACATCGTGGGAAGAAGCGTATGCCATGGCCAGAGATGTCGCAGGAGATATCCTTTCCAATTCAAGAGTTGTTTCCAACGAAAGCGAGTTGGAGCGGTACGGAGAGATTAAGAAGTATCTCAAAAACAAGACTTTTTATGTTCCTGCCGAATCGGAAGAAAATTTCGGCGATTTCAAAGAATTCAAGAAAAAGTATCAGGGCAAAATAAAAATAACATCTGACGAATCCAAAGGGACAAGCGCAGATGAGCTTTACTCCGAAATGACAGACCTTTACGGAGAGGCTCTGTTCCCGTCTGATATCGTAAATCCCAGCGACCAGCTTATGCAGATAGCGGATGTCGCGTCAAGCCTGAACGCTATCTATGAAAACCCTTACACGGGAAAAGCATATGATGACGCGTCCGCTTTTGTGGCGTCGGACATACTGGAGCAGTTTTATGAAGTCCCTCAGGCTAAGCCTACATTTGCAGACAAGGCCAAAAAGAAGCTCGACGCGTCCAAAGCAAAAATCAAAGAACTTAAAACGGAAGTATCAGATATAAAGAGCCGCGAATACAAGATGATGATGCGTATGCAGTCTTTTATCAGCAACATGAGCCGGAGAAACACCAAAGCCATGGAGAAGCTCGAAAAAGCAACGGAAAAGCGCGTCATGAGAGAAACCGAAGCCGAAATAAAGTCGGAATATAAATCGGCCTATTATCGGAAAGGCATCAAAAAAGCGTCAAAGAAAATGATGAGCTGGCTGCTGCACCCGTCCAAAAACAACTACATACCGGACTCGTTTGTGAAAAGTTTGCAGGATGTATTTGAAGCTTCTCATTTTGCCCCGTCTCAAAAGTCCATGCTCCCGTTTTACTCCGCGGTCAAGCGTCTTTCCGATTCATACCGCAAAATAGGTCAGGACCTTCCTGACATCGGATTTTCAGCGGACCCCGATATGGAAAGTATGCTTGACGAACTTGCCGATACCGAATCAGGCAAATCGTTTGATGAATTCAGTACGGAAGAACTCAAAAACTTTTATGATGTCGTAAGATCGATGTACGGGTTCATCACAAGTGCAAACAAAGCGTTCACCGACGGTAAAAAACGCAGCATCACAGATATAGCAAACGCCGCGTCAAAAGATCTGACGGGCATGAAGCAGAAGAGCCAGAAGCGAGCCGGAACATGGGCGAGAAACGCGGATGCCGTGCTGAATTATTCCATGCTTGAGCCCAGAACATTTTTCAAGCGGCTGGGACCCACGATGTATGAGCGATACCTTGCCCTCGAAAAAGGGCTTGACAGCTATATCAGCACATCCAAAGAAACCATACGCGCCGCAAAGAAAGCCATAGGAAACAACAAAACGTCAGAATGGGACGGCAAAAAAGCCAAAATGATTGAGATTAAAGAACTTGGCGTTACTGTTTCCCCTGCCGTTCTGATGAAGCTTTATGTGCTTGGGAAAAGAGCGCAGGCTCAGGGACACATTTTTGGCGAAAAGGGCGGCGTTGCGTTTAAAAATTTCGGAGACAGCAAAGCAAACTCTCCTATTACCTTGACGGAAAAGCAGTATGACGCGGCCGTGTCGTATCTTACGCCCGAGATGAAAGCCACCGCCGACGCTCTGCAAAAATACTTATCCGAAAACATGTCCGCAAAAGGGAACGAGGTTACGCGCGAAGTATACAATTACAGCAAGTTTACGGAACCCGACTACTGGCCTATTCATGTATACGGCGGCGTAATTCCGTCCGTTCGAGGCGCTGAGCTTCAAAAGAATCAGGGAGAGCCGAACATAGAAAACAAAGGGTTCACAAAAACAACCGTCAAGGGAGCCAAAAACCCCATTGAGGTCGGCTCTATCTTTGATGACTTTGATCAGCACACCGTTGAAATGGCGGCATACAACGCATATCTTCCCGCGCTGCTCGACTTCAAAAACACGCTCAACGCCAAAGACGACAGCGGAATAACTGTCATGTCGCGCATTGAAGACGCCGCAGGAACAGACGCGGAGAAATACATCAAAAACTTTCTCAGGCTTGTCAACCAGTCGCGCATATCAGCCAACCTGTGGAGCACTTCCGATGTCATGGGGAAAAAGCTTTTAAGAAACGTCAAGGCGGCCATGGTGTCATTCAACGCGTCCGTCGCAGCTATGCAGCCATTATCCTATGCCAAAGCAAACGCCGTTATAAGCCCCAAATATCTCATCGAAGCACTGCGGCTCGAAAGCCCCAAATCAAAGAAGCAATTAGAATCCGAAATGCTGACGTATTCACCCGTCGCAAATATCAAAGACTGGGGATACGCCGACATGGGTTTCGGAAAGAATCAGCGGCAGCTTTATGACAAGTCCGCCGAAACCTTAGGGGATAAAGTAAGCGAACTTGCCGGCAAGCTTCCGTCTTGGCTGGACAAGCGTACATGGATAAGACTGTGGTCCGCCTGCAAGTTGGAATATATGAGCAAGCACCGCGGAGAACCTATAGACTTTTCGGCAGTAGCTGAACGGTTTGACAGTCTGATCTATGATACGCAGGTGGTAAACACCATATTCAGCACATCGCAGATACTGAATGAAGGAACCGCTTATTCATCTATGCTGACCGCGTTCGGCGCAGAATCCCTGAAATCTTACAATATGGAGTACAACGCTATAAAGAACGGGAATCGCAGAAGCGCGGCAAGAACGGCCGTTTCTCTGCTTTTCAACAGCATTCTCGTATCGGCGGTCCGGACGGCGTTTTCCCATTTCAGGCAGAAAGACGATGAAGACGAAACGTCGCCGCTTTCCCTTTCTGGTGAAATGGTCATGAACATGATCGGTGACGCTTCCGGCATGATCTTGTTTGTACGGGACATGCAGGATTTAGCACGCGGTTATGAATCCACGCGTATGGACATGGAAGGGTTAAGTGCCGTTGCCGACGCTCTCAGCAGCACGGTAACCGACCTTGGCAAAGTATTCGCAGGAGAAGAGCCTAAGGGGACGGTGTATTCCCATCTTCAGGATATGGTCAAAGGAATCAGCTACACAACGGGTCTGTCGGTAAGCAATATATGGAGAGACGCAGAGGGCTTAGTGAGAATGATAGCGCAGGACTTCAATCATCCCGGCATGGAATACGCTCTGCTCCAAACGCTCTACAATCCCGAGTATGCAGGCAACAAAGGGCATTACTATGATCTTCTGTATGATAATCAGGAAGACAGGGATGTATATGACGCCCTTTACAAAGACCTCACGGAACGGTACGGGTATGACGAGGATGCCATCAAGACGGCCATGCAGAACAGAGCGTCCAAAGAACCCGATTATGTGAAAGCGTATGAATCGTCCGTAGAAAAGATGGAAAGCGCCGTGTCAAAGTCAGATTACTACAACGCGCTTCCTGCGAGCATGAAAGAATACGTCACAGAGCAGATGTCGGAGTACGCAAGGGCAACATCACTTGATAAGACTTATGAGCCGTACAAGGCACCTGACGGGATTCTGAGGGCAAAAGAAATGATTGAGGACGGACTGTCCGCAGGAAATTATCTGCTGTACAAATCAGCTATGAAGCAGGCCGACATTTCCGGAGACGGTAACGGAAGTCTTAACGCATCCGAAAAGATTAAAGCCATGCGCGATCTGCGTTTCATGGGAGACTCAGACAGGGAGACGCTGTTCACGTTTATGGAAACGGACGCGTCGGGAGATACGGGAAGATCTGACGAAATGGAAGCGCTGACGGATGCCGGTATGACCTTTGACCAATTCCTTGACGTGTACGAAAAATACAGCGAGTTGAATGGCGATGAAAGCATGGAGGCCGGAGACAAAGCGCTCACGTTTTCAAAGTGGACTGATTCAAGATTCAAGGATTATTCCGTTGATATCGGGGCACAGTTTGATTTTTGGTCAAGCATACCCGTTGAAGCAAAGCAATATGAAAAGCTTAAGACCGCAGGTATATCAGAAGACGACGCCTTTGAAATATCGTCGGCCATCAACGAACTTGACCCTGCCGAGGAAGGCAAAAGCGTCACCGTATATCAGAAGTATGATGCCATTATCGGGACCGATATCAAAGACTCCGTCAAGATGAAAGCCATCGGTACCATCATGGGTGAAACCGGATACGTCAAAATGACCAAAGCTGTACTTTCGGGCGTGAATATCAATACATATATCAAGTATGTTTATGCATCTTCAAGAATAACTTCCGACACCAAAAAAGGCAAGGCTATAGCGGACAGCAAGAAGATGAAACTGCTGACCTACATAGACAGTTTGCCCATCACAAAGAAGCAGAAGGATATCCTGTACGAATCGTCAGGATATGCGGAGTCTGAGCTGCACTCCGACGCCCCGTGGTATAACGGAAGCAGTTACAACGGGGACATATACAAAAAGAAAGTTGACGGAGTGGCTTTCACAATAAAATAAAGAAAGGCAGGGCTTATCACCCTGCCTTTTGCCTGCTTTAACGCTCAGAATCGGGAGGGCGTGGATTGAAATTAAATTATATCTGCTGATTGATTGTAATTCTCTTTTTGCATACAGGGCAATAATACCCATATTTGTAATCACCTTTGATTTTAACTCCGCAGTGGTAAAAAACGTTTTTGCGTTTAACTTTGCGTTTAAAGCTCATATATTTTCCTCCTTTTTTTATGCGGTTTATGCATATAGTTATTTTGAGTTTACGTGGAAATCATAGTGCATCATATCTAAAAGCTGATCTTCTGGGTCCTTGTGCATATAATTGTCGTAGCAGTCGGGGCAAATCATAATTTCTTCATCTTTATAGAATCCTTCTCCCCATTCTTTGAGTTCCTTAAGCGCGTCTTCCGTAAATTCATCACCGCACATGACGCAAAATAAAGTTTTATGCTTTTTCACGGTTCCCTCTCCTCTATAAATTTTACTTTATACCCTTCCTGCCTGAGCCATTTTGAACATTCGTCAGCTTTCTTTACCGGAAGCGAAAACCTGTTATTGAATGACTTCATCCCAAAGACAGAAGCCGCCGTTTCGGCGTCACTGTAAAACATGGCATAGCAGTTCGCAAACCGGAATATCAATATTGCGTTTTCGTTCTTCTTTTTCAGCGATTCCCATTGTGTTCTCATGCACTCCGCTCTCGGTTCTTTCATCCGCATGGTTTATCCTCCAAATATTCAGCAATATCGCGTTGCTCTTCCAGGCACGCAGAAAGTAATATCATATAATTGACACTGTCAGTAATTTTTTCTTCCCATTTTTCCCGCGAAAATCTTTCTCCCTTTTCGTGCCTTGATATCATATCGAACACGCTGACCGCGTGCTTTGCATACATTCCGCCGAGTGATTTTACCGCGGTCTCCCCTTGAATTGACGCCGCAATTTTAAAATTATGCAGGCGGTCATTGTCTCCGGCGTATTCGTAGGATTTCTTATTCAGAACGGATCTGCACCGCTCCACAACCGCATCAAAAACTTCATTGAACTCAGACTGGTTCATGTTGTTGCTCACTACTCCTTCCAGACATATGTCCAATTTGCTCTCATCGGCATAATTAGACCGGCGTATACCCCATTTTCGAACACTTGTATCGGGTCTATCAGCCCTCCAATGGCAAAAGTCGAGTTTGGATCAAACTTCAGCTCCGCGTCAACTGCATTTTGCTTTTGTTCGTCGGTATAAGTTTCCCAATTTGGATATTTCATTTCTGAACCTCCCACGGAAACTGCTGTATGAAATCGTCGCCCATCAGCTCGCGCAGGCTTGATTTCATAAACAGCGGTATTTCACTTTCTTTACATTCGTTTGCGATACTGTATATCCATTCGCGCTTTGGAATAACTTTGTCTTTACGGTTGCCTGTTTCTGCGCCAATCACAACCCAATTGATCGGGCGCTTGCGAAAACTTCCGCTATATCCGCCTTCTTTGCCACAAAAGGAGCAATACAGAGAGTATTTATCGGCAAGGCGCCCGCAGTAAGAGCATTTATACTTTGTGTGTGCTGCCGGTAAATACGGTGACAACTTTATTTCGCTTTCAATCGGCTCGATGGATATGAATGTGTTCGCTTTGACGTAAGGCAGATGTTTAAGGTTTATGATGTCGGAACCGCCTGTTATCGTCATACCTAACCACCAATTGCTTTTAGCGTATCCGTAATCGTAACGATGATCCCAACCGTTGATTTGCCCATAACGCTTCGGATTCTTTGTCAGGAACAAATATCTATGTTGCGGAGCTGCTTCACATGCTTTGAATACTTCTTCAATCCACGAATCAGGTACCCATTCGCCGAATAAATCTGCCATCGAGCAGACGAATATGTTACGCGATCTTTTTTGCGTGCCCGGTTCATCAAGCCGGTAACGGTGGAATGTCGGTTCAAATCCGAACGGATAAGGGTCAATCCCACTTTCCCCATCTATGGGCGTTTCAAGCACGTTTATTCCGCTTCCATATGGTAAATATTTGTTACCGAATCTACCCGCAATCTTTCTCGCGTAACAATATTTACAACCATGTAAGCAACCCGTAACCGGATTGTAAGTCATATCGCACCAATCTATACGAGTTTTATTCACACCAAACCCTCCCTTACACACGCCCATTTAATCCCCAATGCGGCTCTTCTTATTGCGGTATGAGACACACCGTATATTTTGCTTAATTCCCTTAATGTTATTTTACCGTGAAGAAGTCTTATTTCTTTCACGTCGGATTCGGATAACTTATGCGATCCCGATTTTTCTCCTTCGGGCATTCTTCCGTTGTTCTTCTTGTCGTTTACGTTTTCTAACCTTGTCCCCCATGCGAGATTGTTTATATTGTTGTTGCTTGGGTTGTCGTCAAGGTGCCTACATTCTTCGCCATCTGCGGGTGCGCCTTTCCAAGCAAGCAGCACCGCACGATGTACCCGCATTTTATGTTGAACACCTCCGACATACATAAATACATACAAATACCCATCGTTGGATTTTATTTGTTTTAATATTTTCGGCGTTCCTTTTTTTGAAGATAATATTTCTCCATTTGCGGATGCATAATATCCGGGATAACAAGGGACCGGATTCCAAGTTGAATCCGCCCAATCAATTTTTGTATTATCCATGATTTAATCCCCTTATGCGGTAATACCGCCTTTCAAATAATTTGTTATAACAGCCGCGGCTTCAACCCAGCCATAACATACCATGACGTAATAACCCTGATATTTTAAATCGTTTATCCAGCTGGACTGGTTGTATGACGGCTTATTGTTTCCTACTTTCATTTCAATAAACAAACCATGGAATTTGAATCGCGGTACAGGAAGGAATATATCCGGAACGCCGGACTTCACGCCCTGCGCTTTCAAATGAACCGCCGTAATTTTATCGCGCTTCCCGCCGTTCGGGATATGGAACATAAGGCTGAGCCCGGGCATGGTGCTTTTATTAAACTCCGCCCATTCGAACAATGCCGTCTGCTCTTGGCCCTCGCTGGCACAGTTCATTCTTTTCTTCTCCATGAAGCGTTTCCTTTCCCCGGCTTTGCATATGCTACACCCTGTCTTCCGGGATGCTCTGCGTCAAATCTTCGGAATTCTTTGCTTCTCCCTATCTCTTCCATCAGGTCAAAAAGGCTTATGTCATATTCCTCCTGTATTTTGTCTATTGCCTTTCTGTCGCTGATATTTTCTGAGAGATATTTGAGTATGGCTGATTTAGTTTCCTTTTCCATCGTTTTTACTTATCCTTTCCTGACCCTTCAACTTTTACTCCCGCCATGGCAAGGTGACGGCTCAGCGCTTCGCGCATTGCGTCATCATAAGCCCCGCTATATTCTTCTGCATTTCTCTGATAATCGCTACAGAAGCGGCTCAGACGGCTCTTGAACCCTCTGCGTATCATGTTGCTGTCTGAACCAAACCTAAACGTTTCTATCAGCGTCACGCAGGCAAGCATGAAGCATATTTCGCACGTCCGCGCTATGATGTTATGCTCCTGTGCTTTTACCTCAAACCTGATATATTTGTCTATCTCTTCTTTAACGCTTTCGGGCAGATCGGCTAGGGATGATATTCTTCGGCTATAATTTGCTTTCACGCTCTTTGCTCTCCTCTTCTGCGGCTTTCCGCACGGATTCGCGGTCTGTTTTAAAATGTTCCTCTGCTTCCCTTATTGCCGTAAAAAAATCGGAATACGTTGCTTTCGGTTTCTCTGCTTCTTCGATAATGCGGATGATTCCTTCGTTGACGCTGCTGTTATCCGGCATGAAAGCTCCTTCCGGGCGTTCTATGAACCGTCCTTTATACTTTAGTGCTTGTGGCGCGGTCTTTATCGGCGTTGAAATATCGTTGCTTGAAAACGTGTAATTGCCCGCGCAAGATAAGTTATACTGTCCCAGCACGTCCCTTGCCCTGTTTGAAAACATTTGCGCGGCCTCTGAGCGCTTTAACCTGACCTTCACTGAGATTCATCCCTGCGTTTACTTTAATCCACTTTTTAGGCACGGTAAAGCTCCTGCATCCCTGCGCCTCAGTCTTTGACTCAGATGCATCGTTCGGTCTGCTTTCGCACAGTGCGGAAAGCTTTCGTATCATCGCTTTGTTGAATGTTACTATGTCTGCGGTCGGCTCGGCCTCGTTAAAAATGATAATGGTTTCACGCTCCCAGTTCGTCATTGTGTATTCCATACTTTCCCCTTTCATATGTCAAACATTACTGCGGCAAGTTTTATTGCTTCTTCGTATTCTCTGCACGTCATAGGCTCATATTTTATCGCCGATTTAAACATTTCGTATGACGCGTAAGAGTTTTCACTGAACTCTTTTATCGCCTTGATTAATTTCATGTATCTTTTTCTCTGCTCACATTTTAAGCTCATCGCTTACTTCCTCCCATTTCTGTTTTCTCCACGAATATACTTTTTCAGGCTGATACGGTTCGTAAAACCGCCTTGATGCCTTGTCAAATTTCAGCGGTACGTCTATGTAGTCTCCGAACGCCCTGTTTTTCATCAGGCTCAGAACGGCATCCGCATTCAGTTCAGAAGCCTCTTTCTCCCCGCACCGGTGAAGCGATATGACGTTGCAGGCTATATCCGTGTTGGACGACATACCGCCTACATCGTCATTACCCCCCACTGAGTTTGTCTTGCGCGGATGGATGATAAGATGCACGTGAACCCCGTATTTTGCCGCAAAATTCCTTATCCGTATGACAAAGGCCGCCTGCGTCCTGTAAAAGTCTGAGGTTTCCCCCGTCAGCACCGTCATAAGGCTGTCGAGCAAAAACACGCGGCAGTCGTAATGCCTGTATGCGTCCGTGAATCTTTTAATAATGCTGTCCCGCTCATCCTGCTCAGACAGGCGGTTGTCATAAATCCACAGTCTGCGGTCCATCCACTCGTTCAGCTGACTTTGATAATCCGGCTTTACGCTGTACATCGGTTTCCCTGTCAGGCTGTCAATAACTCTGTCAAGACACGTGGAACCGGCCGCGCAGGTAGATATCTGCGTCTTGAACCTCTCCTCCCGTACCTCTCCGGTATACACGCAGCAGTTGATGCCGCGGTTGATGGAATCAAGAAGCACCTGATTCATAACGGTGGACTTTCCCTCTCCGCGCTTTCCTGTCCACACGGTAAAGTCTCCCTCCATGAATCCGCCCAGCGCGTAATCAAGCGTTTTGAACCCCGACAGTGTTCTTGACATTTTTGTGTAGTCGACCGACGGTATGTCTGAAATGTTGATCAGACCTTCTACCGGAAGAGGCTTTACCGACGATATCATCCTTTCGACGCATTCGGCGCCGTGCCTTACAAGCGCTTCGTTGGCGTCTTTGCACCCCTCGTAGGCGGACGTATCTGCCGCGCATATGGATTTATCCTCCAGCTTTGCGGCGATTTCAAAGATCATCTTCTGGCCGGGCGCGTCGTTGTCTCCGATAACCGCTATGATCTGATACGCGGAAAGTTCCTCGGCGCACGTCTCAATCCACGTGAAATCCTGCGCCCCCGACGGGACCGAAACGACGTTGACTGTGCCGCATGACACCTGATATATAATCATGCAGTCGAATTCCCCTTCGGTGATGTAGAGAACTTTTCTTTCTGGGCTGCAAAGATGAAGCCCAAACAGTATCGGCTCGGTATCCTCTTCCCTCCACATTTTTCGGCCTTCCGTGATTTTTACAGGCTTTCTGAACTTTACAAACGTTGCGGATTTAGATTCGGCATCCGCTTTTGTGCGGTAATACGGGAATGTCATGTTTCCGTGTGCATCCGAACCTATGCCGAAAGCTTCTGCGGTTTCCCGTGTAATGCCGCGTGCCTGCATGTATGCCTGAACCTGATCTGTCTTTTCGGCGATAACGGTTTCAGATTTTTTATACGTGCGTCTGGGCTTCTGGTGAAATACGGGGTATCCCGGTTCCTGAAACTTTTCTCCTATGGCGGTGAGAATTTCCGAAAAATGTCCGCTTTTACCGCATGAGCCACGCTTGCAGTTGTACGTATGCTTTTCAAAATTAAGCGCAAACGTTTTGACGTCTCTGCTTTCTCCGCCTCCGCAGAAAGGGCACAGTTTCGGTATGATTTCATTCCCGTGAACCGTATAATCTCCAAAATAGCGCTGCGCGTATTCTATCTCGTTCAATGCAGTTCGAAATTGTACCTTGACGCAGGGGTTACAATTTCATCCTCCCATCGTGCTTTATTCAGCCATGACGCCGGATACGGTATAAACTTCCCGCTTTCTCTCTCCCAATCTTCGGTAAATTTAAACCGTTTCAGAGCCGCCATGATTTTGTTGAACAGCTCATCATCCGGATCTATGCGTTCAAATGCTTTCTTGGAATCAAGTTTTGATGTCTTTCTCGGATACTCGGACCAAAACACGTCAAACTTTTCATCAATCTTCTTTTTATCCTCATCCGGCTCTTTTTTTTGACCCGCTTTGATTTCTTTCTTTCCTGTTACAGATTCAGGAATCGGGGATATATGTGTCTCTTTTTCTTCTTCCGTTCCCTTATTACATTCACCCTCATCCTCATGACATAACACCTCACTCTCATAACACATCATATCAGCTACATTTGCTACGTTTTGATAGCATTTGCTAGGTTTGCTAGCAAATGTAGCATTTGCTAGGTTTGCTACGTTTGCGTGATAGCTCTGAGACTTCTTTTTCCCTCCGGCGCTTCCGGATTCCGCTCTCGCTTTGCGTGTTTCTTCCCACTTCTCAGAATCACTGTCTATCCTTGGCTTTATAAATGAAAACGCCATAGACAATACAGGCGTCAAAACAGGCATTTCTTTTGTTTTTGCGTATATCACCATAGCTTTAAATAATTTTCCTGCGTCTTCGTCTGACATCAGGTTAAGAGACTCAAGATAGTCAAAATAAACGATAAACGACTTTTTTTCGGTCATACTTAGCCTACTTCAAATCTGCGATTATTTTTAATATCGCACTTTTTTCTTCTTCGCTTAATTCATGCCTGAGCTTTCTGATTAAAGAAAGTTCCCCTTTACCCTGCTTTTCTGCTATAGCCCACAGGGGGACTGATGCGGCTTTGGCCGCGTTTCTTATGTCTTGGTTTGCCTTTTTCATATGAACACTCCTCTCTAAGATGGAAATATCATTATCACCATCTTTATTATATCATACCGAGCGCACGGAGTCAAATGATTTACAAATATTTTTCAGATTCCTCTTTTCCCGTACCCGCAGTACCCTTTGTACTCATAGTTCTTGCATGAGAACGGAACGCTTGCGAATATGCCGGTTTCATCATAATCTTCATCGGATCCGGTCTCATACGGCTTTTCGTAAATTGGCTTATCATAAATATCGCAGCATGGCTCATTTGAATCATAATCGTCCGGAGCATACGTGAATTCCGAAATATTATCATATCCTCCGTCTTCATGATGATGAACATTTATGATACAGCTGTGTACGCAGGTCTTGCAGTGGTGGCTTGACGGATTGGCTATGCAATGTGATTCGTGCTGAGCGGCATTGACTTTGCGCCCGAAACACCTCGGGCAGTATGCGCACTTATAAGCTTTCACTTCGACTGGCATAATCCCTCTTTCTGCGCGGCATAAACCTCCGCGCCGGTTAATTGTTGTATGGTTTTTTTAAATTCTTCCGGGTCGGCGTTTGACTCGCTCATGTGTATCAGATAAATCTGCTGCAATTTTGAAAGATCGTTTTCTTTCAGCATGACAACTAAATTTTCGATACTCATGTGGGTCTGTATGATTCTGTTCTTCAGGGCGGCGGCGGAAGGGTCTGTCTCGGCGTTTTTATTTAATATCCCGATGCTGTAATTCGCTTCCGCCATCATGTGCGTCACACCTTCGAACTTGTATTTCAGATAGCATGTATCTGTAAAATACAAAAGCTTTTCTCCGGTGTGAGAAGACTGAATCAAAAATCCCAGCGGTTCATCGGCGTCATGCTCTACATCAAACGGCATAATCGCAAAAGTTCCGCATGAAAACTGCTTCATACTTTCTATTGGCTGTACGCGGTGTCCTGACAGCCCCAGCGCTTTAATTGTACCGTTGGAGGTATAAATATCTATACCCCTTTTCATGACGTCACAGCAAGCCTTAGCGTGGTCTGCGTGGGCATGGGAACACAGACACCCTTCAACCTGATTTATTGTAAAATTGCTTTTCTCCTGAATTTTTTTAAACGGTATTCCGCATTCTATCAGCAGACTCGTTTTTGAGTCTGATACAAGATATGCGTTACCGGAAGACCCGGAACCGTATATGTCAATTTTCACGTATATCTATGCCCTTCCTGTGCGCGGAAATCCCCGTCTCCGCGCACCGTCTGTGTTGTCGTTTAAAATTCGGGCTTAGGCGCTTCCGATTCTGTTTTATCTTTAACGGCATCAGCGCCGATCTCTATGGTTTCCTGATTTGCGTTTGCGGCCGTTTCTCTTGACAATTTTTCTTCGGGCGCTTCGTCGTTTTCCATGACGTTCTGCATTTCGATCGACATGGGACCGTAAACGCTGATCAGCCGTTTCAAGACTGTTTTCTTCGCCATTTTATCAAATTCCGTCTTCCATACGGAAAATTCTTTTGAAAAGCCGGGGCTGTATCTTTTCGCCCAGTCCGTGACTTCCTCAACGGTCATGTAAAACACTTTTTCAAAACCGTTCATCAGGCGAAAATACGCAAAGAATCCCACGATTTCTGAACTTGTCCTCTCGCCAGTGAGTTTAATCTCTCCCGACATTTTATCAACGCCCTCCAGCTCCCCTTCATATACCGCGTCGGCGTTGATAGTGCGGTAAAGTCCGCTTCTTTGGGCAAGCTGTATTAAACCTTTATACCCAATTATGAAGGTAGGGTTTCCCTTAAAAGGAACTACATAGGCGAACCCCAAAGATTTTGAAATAGGGAGCCCCAGCGCCGCCGCTTTGACGCACTCCATGGCCACCTTTTCCGGATCGCAGTTTTGAAGGGAGCTTTCCCCGGAGTACAAGTCTATCATGGAGGACATAAACGCCCCGGAATGCTCTTTCAGGGAGTTTTTGATCTGTGCCCTGATAGTCTGCTGGTTAAGCACGGCTTTGAACTGCTCTATTTTTGCGGATACGATTTGGTTTGTCATAATTCTTTCTCCTTAAATTTGTTTTATTTCAATGAAATCCGAATTGGCTTTATGCCCTTGGAAACCGACAAAAGAATTGTCTGAGCGCCTGTATCGGGAATTTCTGTGATATGTTCCGCATCGTCAATGAAGATCGGAACGTTCATCCCCCACTTTTTTGACAGTACCTTGATGATTTCAATTCCGGCTGTTGTCTTTGCGGCGTGGTTAGCCGAACTGTACGGGACAAGATCCCCAAACGGAGACGGTATCATGACCTCGCAATCTTCTCTCAGAGCGCCGTTTACCTGCTCCGCGAACAGGCGGAACCTTACTGTTTCGAATTGCCCGTTGATGGGTTCCGTCATCAGCCTAACCTTTTCACGCACGAACTGATCGCATAAAAAGATATCCGATTCCAACTTTTCATATTCCCTCGCAAGCTTTTTCTCTTCCGCTTCGAGTTCTTTGACGCGCGCCTTCTGCTTTTCATACGTTTCTATATCTTTTTTTGCCACGTCCAATTCGCTGATTTGGGCTGATATTTTCCTGCGCGCGCTTTCATATTCGGCGTCTTTGCTCTCGTTGCGCGGCGTCATACGATGAGCGCTCTCGGTTAATTCGCGCAAACGCGCGCGCATTTCTGCGCACTTCTGCGTACTTTCGAAATCTTCGAACGGAATGGAATGATTCAGTGCTGTAATGTTGCTGATAACGTTATCGATTTGGACGGATATGGAATCTATTTCGGCAGACATCAATGCAACTTCCTGCTTCTCTTTTAATATCATTTCCGCCGACGCTTCGGATTTCCCACGCAGGTTGATCAGTTCAAGCTTTTTTGACTTCGTTTCATTGAACATCTTTTTGAGACGTTCAATATCAATGTCCGGAAGTTCTCTCCCGCACGTGGGGCATGAAGATTTGCTTTCGTCCCACTTTTCGGCATACGCCGCGCGATACTCCGCGATGAGAGATTCACGTAGCTTTTCTTTACGCTGAATTTCGGCTGTTTTGTTTTCGGCCGATGCGCGGGTTTCCCGCAAAGACTTTTCAAGCTTCGCCTTCTCGTTCTCCAAAGCGTTTATCTTGGCCATGATTCCGGAACGGGCGGCGGCCTGCTCTGCCATGTATTTGTTTTTCTCCGATATGATATCGGTTTCCGCGTCCATGGCTTTTTTTAGCGCGGTCTGAGCCTCGGCTCCGGGAGCGTTATCCGACGCGTGGGCGGCGTCAAGCCGCGTAAGCGACTCTCTCAGCGCTTTTAATCCCGTTTCAATCTTATCTGCGTCAATGCCGTCTATATTCGGCGCGGCCTTTTCGGCTTCGCTGATTCTGGCCGGTATAGTTTTAAGGTCGTCGTTGATTTTTGTCTTTTTTGCCGACGCGATTTTGCGGTAATCGTCAACGCTATACATATTACTTGACCCTGGAATTTTAAGCGCTTCGGGCAGAGCACTCAGGGACGCGGAATTTTTTATCACATCTTCGTCGGTGACGCTTCCGAACGCAGACATCAGGACTTTCCTGCGGTCCTGATACGACATTTCACCCGCGAAATATTGAGGAATCGTCAGGATTTTAAGCCGTTCCGTGTCGCCTCCTGCAAGCGCTGATATGGACGCCTCATATTCCTTCTCCGCGGTGCTTACTCCGTTGATATAATAGTCAACGGTGTTTCCGTCAAATTCCTGTTCGGCCTTCCCGCGCGTTTTCTTGTAAACTTCGTGGTAAATCCGGCCGTACGTGCGCCGCTCTCCGGTTTCAAGCTCGATGGTTTCTTCTGCGGCGTGGTCAAGATTGTGCTTAACGCCTCCTTCTGAATCGTTTGACTTCGGCGTGTACCCTTTGATTCCGGACCCAGAGCGCCCGAACAACAGCCAGCAATGGGCGTTGAGAACGGTGGTCTTACCCGTTCCGTTGTCTCCGAAAATGGTGGCGCTGTGGCCGTCAAAATCAAATTTTTCTTTTTTTATCCCTTGAAAATTTTCAAGGGATATGCTCAGTATCTTCATATTTTCTCCTTCTCAAACACGGATATATTTATCGGAGATTCTTCGTCTTCTCCGCCGTCCCAGTGCTGATTAAATGCGTGATAATAATTCAGCGCCTTGTCTCCGGTATTGCTGACGCTGACGAACAAATTAAGGTTCGTGTCTTTTTTGCCTGAGTATTCATTCACAGCCGCCCTTATTTCGCGCAGCGTTTCAAGGATGATTGCTTCGCATTCTTGCTTGTTCATTTCTCCTCCTCCTTAAAATATACGGTTTATGATTTCAAACAAATAAGTATTGTCTATCTTAAAATCCGGTTCCTTTTCCTGCTTTGCTTTAATCTGCTCTATCGCGGCGCTGAAATATGCGCTGTCCACTCCCACGAGCTGATCCGCGAACACATTCAGGTCTTTCAGATCAAGCTCGTTGAGCTGCAAGCACATTTTAAGGTATTGCCCTGCGTTTATCGTCCACCCTCTTGCGATAAATTTTCTTGATCGTATTATGGAGCATAAAGGGTATTTGCTGCCGGTGTAATATAGCTCTTTGTTGATGATTGATTCGAGTGCTCTCGACGGAAGATTAACTTCCCCGGATTGGTAATCGTATGAGCAGGTGCAGTGAATAAAATCATAATTTGTATGGATTTCGGAAACGTCCCCATAAAACCTTATGACAAGCTGTATGCCGTCCGAAAGAGAAATTGCGTTTGTGGAAAAATAGCGCGGTCTATATTTTGGTTTTTCCTGTTTTTGCTCTTCTTCGGATTCCACCACGTCGGGTTCTGTATTGTCGTCTATGCCGGTTTCTCCATCTTCGGCGGCTATCCCTGCGCTTTGGATATAGGCAGTTATACGCTCTGCTTCGTCAACTTTGATTTCCACAATGTTTTTTTCGGGGTGAGTTTTGTTCCACACATCCGTGTAATACCGCGCTACCATTTCGCATGATTTGAACGTTTTAAAATACACATCATAATCATGCGGCTCTTCATCGATCAGCAACGATACGAGCGCGCCGCCTGTTATCAATGCATTTTCTTTGATGATTTTTTTAATATCATCGTCTGAAATGTTTTTGACCCAATCGTCCATTTTCCTTTTTAAAGATTTACCTATGTTTTTAGCGTTCATTTCTTCTCCTTCTTTTATTTAAAAATTGACAGTGCTATAATCATCAGCGCAATGATGGAAAGCGCGATAACGGTAAGCAAAAACTGCGCATTGCTCATGGCCGGTCGGTATCCCTCTACGACAAGATAATCTTCATGCTTGACGGTGTAAAAGCTTCCGTCTTCGAGATCGACGCGCACGCCCTTTTCATCAACTGACGTTACGGGAAGTATTCTGCCATATATTTGCGTGTCGCACATGATATATATGGGCTTGACGTATTCCCCAACCTTGGCTCGGCGTTTTGATTCTGTATAGGTCATTCTTATTCCTCCAGCATTTTTTTAAGCATCGCCACCTGCTCATTGCGGGCGACGGCACAGGCGTCATCGGCGGCGGCACGGGCGGCGGCGTGGGCGGCGGCACGGGCGGCGGAATAGGCGGCAGCATCGGCGGAATAGGCGGCGGCATAGTAAGCGTCATCGGCGGC